AGGATCAGTATCATTAGATCGCATTTCTCGCGTACTAGGTTACAGCATTAAAAAAGGGAACTTCGGTACAACCGCCCCATACTTACCTATGCGCATTGCTATTTTAGCGGAGGCCAATACCGCTAACCAAGCTAATGTAGGCGACCCCCAAGAAGTTATTTCTGCCCAAGCGGCAGGAGAGCTTTACGGTTACGGGTCCCCTGCGCATCAAATTATGCGCATTTTGCGACCTGCCCAAGGTGGCGGAGTGGGGAGCATCCCTACGGTCATCTACCCACAGGAAGAAAACGAAAGCGCAGCCGCTGCGGCAAGAACTATCACTGTTACAGGTAGTGCTACGGCCAACGTAACACACACCTTGGTAATCAACGGCAGAACTGATGTAGATGGGGCAAGCTATAACATTGCAGTAGAAAGCGGCGATGCGGTAGCCGATGTGGCTGAAAAGATCGCCGCTGCTATTAACGCCGTATTAGGCGCGCCCTGCTCGGCAACCTCAGCACTAGGAGTAGTAACCGCTACTTCAAAATGGGCAGGAGTAACCAGTGAAGAGCTGACCATCACCGTGAACACCAACGGAAACGCCGCAGGTTTAACCTACGCGGTAGCTTCGGACGAGACTGGATCAGGCGACCCCGACATTACCGACGCGCTAGCCGCTTTCGGAAACGACTGGAACACCCTAGTGGTGAACAGCTACAATATTTCTTCCATTTTAAACCAATTGGAGACTTTCAATGGCATTGCCAGCGTAAGCAACCCAACGGGCCGCTATGGAGCTACGACCTTTAAGCCTTTATTGGCGCTTTTCGGTAGTAAGGTATCCACCTTATCTGCTGCCTCGGCAATTACCGACGGCCGCAAAGATGAGATGACCAACGTACTTTGCCCCGCTCCAGGCTCCGCAGGATTTAGCTGGGAGGCGGCGGCCAATGCGGCTGCTTTGTTTGGCCCCAAGATGCAAAACACCCCGCACCTTGATATTTCAGGCGAGAGCTACCCCGACATGCCGGCCCCTAGCCTATACGCGAGTATTGGTGAGTTTGGCACCTACGACGGCCGCGATGCGATTGTGAAAGTAGGCAGCTCGACCGTTGATTTAATCAACGGAAAATACCAAGTGCAGGATTTTGTTTCGACCTACCATCCAGTGGGTGAAAACCCTGCGCAGTTCCGCTACCCCCGTAACATTGTAATCGACTGGAACATTCAGTACGGTTTACGTATTTTGGAATTGCAGAATGTGATCGACCATGCTATTGCAGGCAACGACGATATTGTTGAGGTGGCGAACGTGGTTAAGCCAAAGCAATGGAAGCAGGTGCTAGACAGCTATGCGCTTGACCTAGCTTCCCGTAATTTGATTGTAGATGCTGCCTTTTTGCAGGACAGCATTTTAATTCAGACAGGCGATACCAACCCCGACAGGTTGGAAACTACTTTCCGGTATAAGCGCAGCCCTTACGCTCGCGTGGTAAGCACCACCGTGGAGGCAGGTTTCGCATTTGGGCTATCAGCATAACATTAACGTAAAAGATTTTTACACATGGCATATATTGGCGGTGATTTTATAGAGGTTACTTTTAACCACCCCACTTTAGGAAGTGGCACGTTCTACCCTAAATCAGGCGAAGCAGGAACGATCGACCTTGGCGGTTTTCGCTCCGACGACGAACAGGAAGGCGTAGCAGGCAACGGTCAGATGATTGACACCATGAAGCGCAAGCGCTGGATGTTCGAAGTAGTTTGCGCATGGGATATGAACGACGACCAAAGCACTAGCAAGTTAGGCGCCTTGGCGGAAAGCCCTGTACCAGCTGACTGGACTATGACCAACATTTCAGGTGCCGTTTTCGGCGCTAAAGGCAAGCCCGTTGGTGACATTTCAGGCGACGGGGGTGCATCCACTTTTACGCTGAAAATCAGCGGCGGGGGTAAAATGCGCAAAATCGTTTAATTAATAAACACACATACTTATGGAAGGACACACACTCCAAGCAAGTAAACCTAAGCACAAAATGAGCTTAGAGCAGGCCACCGAAGAGGTTCAAAACTGGCTAGACTACAAAGGTTTTGAGATAGAGGCCGAAGATGACGAAATGAAAGAGGTTATCGCTTTAGCCAAAAAAGTTCGCTCAGGCGATTTGGTTATTAATGAAGACCGCACCATTACGCATAAGCTTCGGTTCCCAATAGGAAAAGACGAAGAGATTAAAGAGGTTACCTATCAAGCTCGAATTAAGGCTAAGGATTTCGAGGCCAAAGCTAAAGGAGCTAAAACTAGCAGCCCTTTGAGCTTTGTTCACGCGAAGATAGCTGCGATCGCTACGCTTAATACGGAAATCGTCCGCAACATGGACACCGTAGATTACAACGTAGCGCAGAGTATTGCAGGTTTTTTCTAAGGTACGGTAACCTAGCCGCCTACCGTACCAGTGTAGTTAATATGGTTAAATCAGTGGTGCGCGAGCATCACTGGTCACCTTTTCTTATCGGAGATTTGTACCTCGATAAGGTGGACCATTTAGGCTTAGAATATTGGTACGAAGATGTCAAAGAGGTATCTGAAAAAATAGCCGAAAAATATAAAAAGTAATGTTCCAGGTTCCCGCCGTATTTAAAGCCGTTGACAAGATGAGCGCTCCGATTAAAAAGATCGAGCGCAATATGTCAGGTTTTACAAATCGCGCGAACGCTGGCATTTCTCGGCTAGACCGAAACGTTAACCGCCTCACCCCTTCCTTCAAACGCCTGAACGGCGTAATGGGCAATTTCGGAATGTTTCTAGGGGCAACCGCCATAGCAGGCGGGGTAGGTTCTGCCATTGGCGTTTTCGCCGATTTCGAGCAGGCCAATTCGAACCTTGCCGCAGTGCTGGGTAAAACATCAAAAGAAACCGCTGACCTCCAAAAGCAAGCCAAATTATTAGGGGCTACTACGGCCTTCACCGCCTCCGAGGTAGCAGGGCTGCAAACGGAGTACGCCAAACTTGGTTTTAGTCAAAAAGAGATATTGGACGCCACTGCGCCCTCGCTCGCGGCTGCGGCGGCCACTAATACGGAACTCGCTCAAACCGCGGCTCAGGTCGGTTCTGCTATTCGCGCTTTCGGGTTAGAAACGAGAGAAGCGGCGCGCGTAGGCGACGTTTTTGCAGCAAGCCATGCAAAAAGTGCCGCGGGCATGGAATTCTTAAATACCGCGCTGACTATCGTAGCTCCCGTAGCTAAGCAATTTGGTTTTAGTGTCGAAGAGTCGACAGCCTTACTCGGAAAGCTCGCAGACGCAGGCTTTGACGCCTCTACGGCCGCCACCTCCACGCGAAATATATTCCTGAACATGGCAGACGCCAACGGTAAGTTGGCCAAAGCTTTAGGCGGCCCAGTACGGAATATCCCAGATTTGGTTAAGGGGCTTAAAAACCTTAAAAACCAAGGTATCGACCTAGCCAGCATGCTAGAGCTGACCGACAAAAGGAGCGTAGCGGCCTTTGCTACTTTCCTAGAAGGCGCGGACGGCGTAGCTAAACTAACCAAGGAACTAGAAGGCGCGGCTGGTACTGCTCAGCGTATGGCCGATATACAGCTTGACAACCTAAGAGGCTCGATTACTAAACTGTCAAGTGCTTGGGAAGGCTGGATTTTATCTAATGAAGATGGATCGGGCGCAATCGGCGGAACGATAAGAGGTATTATCGACATGACGACCGAAATGCTTTCGCTTTGGTCAGGTACTCAGAAAGCAGATGAAGCTTTAACGGAGTACGAAACAACCATACGCCGATATGCTAAAATATTCTCTTTTGCAATTAAAGCGGTCGCGATATATGTAGGACTGATGCTAACTTTGAAAACCGTACTCTTTATATCAAGAACCGCTTTAGCAGCTTACAATATTGTACTTGGTATATCAACTGCATTACAAAATAAAAACTTATTCGCCCTTCGGGGCAACACGGTAGCCTTAGCCGCCTACCGTGCCGCTACTTTAGTAGCGACTGCGGCCAACTGGCTGCTTAACGCGTCCAACCCCGTAGGCTGGATATTGATATTGATAGGCGTGGTCGCGACGGTTATAAGCTACTGGGACGAGTGGGGCGCCGCAATATCGGTACTCCTAGGACCTTTAGGCTTTTTAATTTCCTTAGTTCAATCTTTCAGAGAACATTGGGATAGCATTACGGCTGCCTTCAAGCAGGGGGGTATCGTAGCAGGTCTTAAACGCATAGGTTTCGTCATTATCGACGCACTTTTAATGCCCATCCAATCACTCTTAGAACTGGTTGCCAGAATACCAGGCATGGGGGGTTTAGCAGGCAGCGGTGCAAAGTTTATCGAAGACCTAAGACTCGGCTTAGACCAAGCAACACGTACGGCGCCAGATGCACCAGAATTGGGTTTTGATGAATCCGATATAGTGCCCGCTGTCAACCCTAAAGCGGACGAGGCAGCGGCCAAAGTATCGCGAGAGGAATCTATCGAGCAGCAGCGCCTAAGCATAGATATTAACGATAAGTCGAACGGACGTGCCACGGTCAAGAATGACGGCATACCGGTTAACTTAGCTCCAACCTTCGCGATGTAATGGATATAAGTATTTACGAAAACGGCAACGGCGGGGAGTTCGACTACCAAAACAACGATGTAGTTTTAACCGAAGGCCTTTTTAACCAAGTGTACTTGGCCTTATTCGGCGGCAATGTCGAGCAATCTACTACTCAAGATATGGAAGCGCCGCGCCTTGATTGGTGGGGCAACCAAGCGCTATCGGCAGATAACCCAAAAACTCAATTTAATAGCTTAACCGAGCGCACTTTAAGGGAAGTAGCTTTAACTAGCTCAGGTATCGCGCAAATTGAACAAGCGATGGCCTCCGATTTAGCCTACCTAGGCATTACCTTTACGGCCTCTGCTTTTTTAGACGGTGCAGACCGTTTAAATTTAAGTGTGAAACTAGACCAAGAAGGCGAGGAATTTCTATTCATTTGGGACGCGGCTAAAGCTGAGGTCATCGAATCAAAAATAATATAATGGCAGTCAACATACCTACTTTAAACGAGCTGTACGCAAGCGTCCTAAATGACTTGAAAACCGAACTAGGTATTACCACACCTATTTTTGGTAAAGCTTTTTTGGTTCCTTTGGCAGCTGTTCAAGCGGCTAAGTTGAAATTGTATTATCTATTCTTAGCTAAAGTTCAAAAAAACATATTCATAGATACGGCCGATCCCGAAAGCCAAGGAT